AACACCAGGTTGATGCCCATTTGCATGCCGTCTTCACGCTGCCAGTTGCGGCGCATGTATTGTGCAAGCTGATCCCAGATGCTTTGTTCTGCAAGGTTCCCCAGCAGCTCTCGATATTCGATAGACCAGCTTTGTTCGCCTTTACCCCAGCCGACTATTTCCCACGCAAAGCGGTTGCCCTGTGTATCCACCCCGGCGGTGATGTACAGCACATCACGCGGCAGTAATAACGTGGCGTTGTCGCTGGCTTTCGGGTAGTGCTCGCGGCGGTGCTTATAGAGTTGAGTGCCGTCGATCTTGCGGGCCACATCGTCGTGCCAATATTCGCCCAGTGTTGTATTCACAAAGCCCTGAAATGTCAGGCGGTCGGGTTTTGCGTCGAGATATTCCCCGACAATTTCCGACCATGGCGTGGTGGGCGAATAAGCAGCCCACACGATGAAGCACACATGGCGCGGTGTTTTTACTTCGCGGCCTGTTTCGTGATCGAAATAGTGAATGCCATCGTATGTTGCTACGCCGTTTTCATCATCAAGCCAGAGCGGATCGGCTTCGCTTATAACGTCGATAAATTCGTGGTAACCGAATTCGCAGGCGCAGTGTTCGCAGAGATAGCGGGCACTGTCGGCAGTGTCTGTTTTGCTTGGGTGTTTATCCCATTTAATACCGTACGAAAGACCGGGTCCGCCCCACTTTAAGTACTGCAGCTTTTGGCAATGTGGGCATGGAACCCAACACCGAAGCCGGACATCGGCGGCGTGTTCGCGGCGCTCAATATGACTCAGTGTTGAGGTTGTCGGTGTTGTCCCAAGGATTACTTTCGGAAAGCTGGAGCCTTTTGTTCGCTTGAACATCAGCGTGATCGGGTCACCCTCTTTTGAGGATTTGCCAGATACGTTTTGCACAAAGCCGTCGATTTCATCGCCGATAACAACGTCTTTCGACAGGGCGCGATAACCGCCGGCAGCCTGACCGCCGCGGATATGCAGCGAACAGCCCAGCAGCTTTTTATAATCGACTTTGTTGTTCTCCGACTTTTTGTGCCAGTCAGGGAATATTTCTTTAATCGCTGAGCAGTCGCGGATGGCCGGGTCTAGCTCAGTGTTCACAAATTCTGCTGCTGCTGAGTCATCCTCTCGCCACAAGCCGATATTTCGGCGCTTGTGTTCGGCCAAGTACAGAGTGGCCGCCAATAGCATTTTGGTGTAACCGATACGCGCAGATTTGCGGAAATCCACTTCGCGAATATCGTCGTTGCCCATCGCGTTCAGAATGGCTTTCTGAACGGGCTGTGTTGTCCAGGGCCCTTCTACATAAGATGATTCTGGCGACAGATAAAAATGTTTATCTGCCCACTCAACTGCCGTCTGCGGACGTTGAACCCTCAGAGATTCCATTCCCCGCCGAATCGCCATCAGGATCGACTGGGCTGTATCCGGTGAGATCTGGTTTAACATCGATGAGTTGGTTACACATATTCGCGATGGTTTTCTGGATCAGCTCAATGCTACGACTCGTCAGCATCGGGGCGGCCAGCTTTATCTGCATTGGCAGTGCCCGTAACTGGGCGCTAACCATCTCCATCTGCTTGCCGACAACATCGGTGATGATGTCGACCGGTGCGTTTTCGCGGCGCAGGATTTTCAGCCGCTCTTTTTTCAGATCGGCATCGTATTTTTTCCGGCGGGCTTCTTCTCGCTCGGCATCGATAAAGCCTTCGTCGTCATCGCCGCCGTAGTCGTCTGGATCGCGTGGGGGTTCCGGTGCGGAGGTCTGGCCACTGCCAATCCCCCTAAGATATGTGATGTATGCCAATCGGCAGGCATCGAGATCATAACCGCCCCGCCCCTTCGAGCCAGGCAGGATGCCATCTTTTGTCAAATCACGAACACGGCGCTCTGACAGATCAAGGTGTTCAGCAACATCTGCTTGAGTTGGCATTTTTCACACCCGAAAACTACAACCGGAACCGGAACCGGCTACTCGAAAAAATTCCTTAAACAGACAAAAGCCGCGCGGCTTATACCCGCAATGGGACACCCCCTTGGAAGGACCCACATAGGGGGTGGGTGGCCATGACATAGGTCGAGACTATCGGCACCGCTCCACCTGCTCAAAGTAAAGCAGCAGGTCGCGCTGGTGTTCAGTCTCCAGCACCACCACTCCGTTCGGCTGGATTGGTGGCAACCTTGGAACAATCGGTGGGCAGTTGCTGCGGTTCGATTGCATCAGGCTGCACCCGACCAAAGCGATTAGCCCAAGCACTACCAGGATCATCCTGAACTCGCTGTGCCTTATCATTGCGACGGCGCTCCATTTCGCGCTGCACGGCCTGCAAAGCTAGCCGGAGCAGCGTCAAAATAACTCCCAGCCCCTTCCCCATTAGCCCTATTTCAACCGGATATCAGAGAAAGGCTTTTGCTTAACTTTGTGCTTAAAGATAACACCAGCCAAGGGCTCAAGCAGGTAACGGTATAACTTTCCGTATGCAGTATTGTCATCCGGAGTGTCTGTAAAATTGATGTATGCGGTTGCTAAAAAGTGCGCGACAACAACGCCAACCAATAGCCAGTCAACCCACGTGAACGACCCATTAATCAACTGACTAATAAGCAATTCAAGCAGCGACGTAAACACATCAGAGTCCGGCATTGTCGTTACGTCAGCAGCAGCCATACCACTACCAAACAGAAGCACAATAAAAACACCCGCATGCTTACGAACCTCGCGAACCAGGGCGGTGGCGAGACTCACTAACTCAATGCCGGCGACATAAATAACCGACAGCGTACAAACCAGAACTATTGCGAGCAGAATAATCAAAGGCATTATGGGTAACTCCAAAAGTGTGGGCGCGGACGCCATGGTGCTTCCGGTGCATCATCCAGATGAACGATGCGCTTTTTGTACTCGCCGTACTGACGAACGCCAATACCGGTAAAACCGTGCTTATTGGCGAGTGCTATTAAGCGGGTAACATCAGCACCTGATATCTGCACATCAACAGCACAGCCCATTGCGTGTGTACCAGGCTGAGACTTTGCAATCTCAATCGAATGCTTTGGGCTACGATAGCCAGAGCTGATCACCATTGGCTTTGCAAAGTCATCACGCAGCCGCTGCAGTCGATCCATAAAACTGGGAAGAATCGCCAACTCCCCGGTTTCTTTGCAGCGCATCTCGTGTTGCGGAAAGTTTTTCCAAGGCCAATCAGTCATTCTGAAACTCTCTTCTGGCGGTCCTGCAGAACAGCCAAATCACGTTCGTGCCGATTGATCAGCTTTGCATGCTCGTCAATGCGGGTCTGGTGGCGGATGTGCTGCTCATCGTGAACATCAAGTCGCGTGCTGATTTGCCCAATCATTTTCGAAAAGGCAATAACCTGCACAGCCACGGTAATGAACAGCGTCAAGGCTGATACGACGAGTGAAGGATCAATTTCAGGCATAGGAATAAGGTGCCCGGCATGGACGGTGCCGGGGCTTTTCTCGGGTCAGGACGGGACCAGAAACAAAAAAGCCCCGGTGAGAACCGAGGCTTTAAATGTGTTTAGGCGTTATTTCGCCAGCATGGAAATTTAGCCATAAAAGCGCGTCACGAGTCAACCCCGCTTTTGCATTCAGGCGTTTTTGCTATCGTGTTGGCTCCGCCATCTTGATCCGGAATAACTCCCATAGCCCAGGGTGCATGCGCCTATCCCCTGCTTCCCACTGCTGCCATGTGCGCAACTTACTATGAACCAGCTCGGCAGCGGCAGTCTGGCTCAATCCGGCAGCTTCTCTGGCGGCGCGAACCTCACGCGGCATTGGGCTGGTCATGCTTTAACCAGCTCAGATTCGTGGCCCAGCATATCAACGAGATACGAAACGCCCTGCTCGTCGCTAACAGCTACGCCCCGGAATCCCAGCAGCTTTGCGGCGCGGGCGGTGTAATGCTGGATATCCCAGGAGGCATCGGCCATATCTTCAGGTTCTACATTACTGTCGATGTCGTAGATTGAGGCGCTTTCTTCAATCAGCGCTTCTGCGGCATCTTCTTCGATATCGAATCGAGCAGCGACTTCTGCGACAAGCGCGGAAAGCTTTTCTGCATTCTCATGATAAAACAGAGCGCTGGCTTCGATTACTGCGGCATCATCGAGATCGATGGCGTAGATAATATAACTACCGGCGGTCATCACGTATTCGTCATGAGCAAAGAACAAGAACTCACCGAAGCGGCCGGATGTGTTGATGCTGGTTATTTCAACGGGGCTGGTGTGGGTGAGTTGCATAAGGTTTCTCCGTGTTGATAAGCAAATAATGCGCTCAATGAGCGTATTCGTCAAGCGCTATCTCAAGAAAACCCTAATGCCCGGTATTTTATTTCAATCCCCACTGTACCGCCCGTTCCCATAATCATCTGCTGGCGTTTTTTCCTTTGGCGGCTGCGTGCGGCGCCGCAGCTGATGGACTCGCGCAGACTGCCTGTTCAGCTGAGTACGCAAAAGCAACAACGCCTCATGCTCCGCCAGGGGCTGACCATCGGGCGGTATCCATCCTGCAGCGTTGCACTGAATACATGCTGCTGATGGGCTGCTATCAAACATGCCAGCCACCAGCCCTTTTCCACCGCAGCCGCTACAGCGAATCCACGTTGCCTTACTGAAGCGCTGGCGCTCACACTGGCGGCTTAGGTTGCTCTTCTTCCACCCAGTCATCAGATAGCTATCGCGGGTGCTGTATTGATTACATCCATGCCCGGCGCAGCAGGATCTCGAAAACTGCGAACAGATGCCAATGCTGCGCCAACCGAAGGCAAGCCAGCTTTATCCAGCTCAGCGCACGCCTGCTCAACCAACGCTGCCAGATACCCATAATCACGGCCAAAATTCCGGCCAGACAGATCAAATCCAACCGCACCGCCACTTATGCGGCGCACAGCACGATCAAAATGTGCAGGTTTGCGGTATTTACGGTGGCCGGTCACAGCCATAGCCCGGTAGTTGTCCATATGGGCATACACAAGCAGCTGAGTGCGCAGCGCCACAGGATCACTAAGGGCTGCCAGATCGACATCAACCAGCGCAGCAATGGCTGCAACAGCCACCTCCTGATTTGAGCGGATAACAGCAAACACCGCCGGGCCATAGGCCCACATCAACCAAGCGCGGATGTGATTCGGCAACTTTTCAACTGCAGAGATAATTTTTGCGGCTTCGTAACGACTGGCCAGCCGGTGAGTGCTGGTGGTCATTGGCCGGCCACCGGCAGAGCCTGTAAAGTCTGAATTTCCCTGCAACTCTATGCTGTAGGCTTCGAGAATGGCGACGCGCGCCGAGAACTTTGTGGTGATGATCATGCGGTGCCCCTGTCCTGAGTCCAGAGGCAAATATACGATGATCAGTGAAAGCTAACAGGCCCTATAATTATGAACGAAGAGCTGCTTTAACTCTATCATTCGACGTTGTACTTGGCGTTTTCCAGGCTCTTATGGATCTGAAAAGAAAGCTGATGAATAGTACTCATAAAAAGACCGTATTGGTATTCTGGATCTTGATCCTGAGGTAAATTCTCAAGCATCTCAAACGCATCCTCAAATCCGATAGCCGCATTAGTTTTAACGATTCTAATGACGGAGGCAATATCACGTAGTGACGCTAAATCACTGAAATACTCATCAAGAAGCTTTGAACCCTCCTCATCCACGGATTCGCGCAGTTTGACCCTGCTCCACTTGCTTCTAAATTTTATTATTTCAGTATTAAGAGTCTTAAAGAAAATATCTCTAAACCAAAAGTCGTCATAAATAGACTTCCGGTTTTGGTAGGCAAAATTTTGATACATGCGCCAAGTATTAAATAGTGACACAACCAAAGTAATGGACGCTATTACAAGACTGACAATCCAAAATGAAATTGGCTTATCTTCATTATTACTGGAGCCAATTTCGCGGGATTCTTTGGCGCTATAAATCTCATCTGGCGCGCCATGCTTTGCGGGTAGAATCCTCTCGTCACCCTTCACTTCAGGTAAAGTCTTCTTATTCGCTGAATCAGTATCAACTGCAACTACATCGGCCTCAACTTCAACAACATCTGTCGTCGCGTCACTAGGCTGAATAGGTTCCTTTCTGGAGTTATCGGAATCAATTTTGAGGATTTTGATACTTGGAGGAGTTACTTCAACCAAATGAGACTGATGTGCTGGAGTAGCCAGGCCGCCATCATCTAATGCATTTACGCGAACTGCCAAGTCGGAATTTTTTTGAATACCCTCCTCGGCATACGAGGCCGAGGAGGATGAAAATATAAAAACAAGGCAGAGATTAAACAGCCATTGCATTGACCGCTCGGGAAAAGCCTCGATTAATGCCACGCAACAATTCCTTCTGGTTTGTATCATTCAGCTGTTTGAAATCAATATTTTCTAAGAGTTCTTTTTTTGTTGTGTATTTATCAAAGAGCTTAGATAGCATTCCCAAGAAATATGAGTTGGTAATGACAGTATCGCCATCATTCTGCAACACAATTTTACAATTAGAGGCTACATCTGAGAGTTCCAGAAGCTCACATGCATCTTTACCATTGTCCCGGCCAGAAAGTAGCTTTTTACCTCTGGTGAACCTACCTAGGTCAATAATCATCGTATTGTCACTCATTCATCATCCTCCTCTTTGAGAGGGAATCTGATACTTATAGCAACGCCAGGGAAGAATGATCGGCTCAACTTCCGGACGTAGCGAGGATCGGGCGGCGATCTTAAACTATTTTGCTCATTAAAGGAAATGATCAATTGCTCATCCCCTTCTTCAGCATCAGGGTTATTGTAGTTCGAAAGCTGAGAAAGCCTATAAGTTCCATCAAAAATAATATGTGTCTTACCTGAAACAATGCTCATCATGGGCTTCACGTCTGCTCGTCCAAACTTCTGAGAGAACTCTTCACACATTCTTTCAAAAAACTGGATAAGGAATACCGTCCCTTGGCCGTTGTTTTCACTATCATCCTCATTTTTACAGCTATAAAGCTGCTGCAGGGCGGCAACAGTAATCAGCTGTTCTATAGTAAATTCACCCTCATGGGCGTTGGCATAATCCAATACAAGATTGCGGCTATAACTCCCTTCCGGAAGCATAAGGAACGAATCTGCAATAGTTATGCCAAAATTAAATATTGACACTTCAAAGTTCTGGCTTTTTGAGTGACTATTTAGATACCCTCTTGCATACCATACATGCCCTCCTTTTCCCTCTCTAACAGAATGTCTTTCGGCGTTATCTAAAACCTCACTCACCGACTTCATAAGCAACTCAGAAGCCTCATTGGTAAGCTCTAGCTTGTGATCACGGATACAGTCATTCACATGCTCAGTGAGTTTTTCAGATGCAATGGTCTTATCATCAACACTATGGGCGCTTGGAGTTGATTTTTTGACGCTCTTGTAAGAAAAAAGATGCTGCTTTTCAGTCGGAAGTGGGACTGGGCGGGACGACTTCGCATTGAGCTCCTTGATAATGCCGATCTCATTGATAAGTTGTTGATGGTCAGGACTCTCCGGCAAGCTACCGCTTATTTTGATCGGGCTCTTTGTTAATCGACGCCATTGCTCAGCAACCTCAGCACCAACACCAAGCAGCGCCTCGGAAGTCAAGTTGTATGATCTAACGCGATGATGATCAACCATCACGCTCTTGACCTTCTTATCAATGCACGTCTCAACCGCCTCCCATATGCTCAAAAGTGATTCTTCGGGATATTCAATAAAGCAGCTGCGAGCAGGCAAACGGACACGTCGATACCTACCTCGCTGCGACTTGGGCAACCTTGGACTGTCAGAGAATTTACGGAAGTAATTCAAAAGATAATCGGTGCGAGCCCAGCGCTGGTGACGACCTTCTTCAGAAATAGGCCCAAACCTTCTGACATGCTTTAACTTTTTATAGTGCTTGGCTCGAGCGCATCCAGCTAAATGGCGCTTCCACCCCTTTGTATTGCATGCACGAGAATAATGCCTATCACTAAGGCGCATTCAATCTTCCCTGTGAGAATCAAAAATAGCGGACGATTCTGATACCTATACACAGCAATATCAATAGATGGCGCATGCTCTTGAGTCAAATAACAAAAACTACAGTTTAAAGTACAGCGCCAACAGAGCCGCATCACGAGTATCTGAATTGCTCCGGCCTGCCCAGCCAGTAATCCGGTTAAAGTATTCCGCATCAGCCTTTGCCTGGCGCTTTGCCGGACCTTGCAGTGGCTTTACCAGCTGAATATCTGCACCCATGTGCCGCAAACACTCCACCAATACCCGGGCCACCCCCTTTACCTGCCCAACCTTCTGGGCAATTGCAGCGTGCGTGCGGGCGTTTGTGCGGGCGCGGTGGTACGTCGTTTTGTCGTGCTCAACGTCTTCAACAACAAACAAAGCGGCGCAGGCCACCAGCTGGCGGGCATACTGAAGCAAATCAGGGAATGCCATGGCCTGAAGACTGGTCAGCTGGCCGCCTTCAACCACCGCAACACCACTTTTAACCAGGTCAGGGTCAATGCCAACCACCAGTCGACCAGATACAACCTTGGCCGCTGGATTTCGTCTTACCGGTGTTTTTTGTTCAGCCATGCGCTGTACTCCAACATAATTTCGTTGCGGAAACGCAGGCCAAGGACTGGGTCATTATCCAGCTGGGCGCGACTGGTAAAGCGAAGCAGGCTTTTAACCGCCTGTTCAGCCAATGCGGGCGTACTGGCGTTGCAGCCAAGCGTCACCAGAAAGGCCTGAAACGGCTTTTCCTTCTCCCGCTGCGCCAGCCAGATCGAAAGCTGGCCGCCCTTGATAGGTTCTGCGCTGGTGGCTGGTGGCTCATTAACGGCGGCAGGCCGGTCAGCAATCTGAGTGCGGGTCATCAACTCAACACTCGTCGGATTGCTTGCCAGGCGGCGGCGCAGCTCATCAGCCGGACAATCAATAACCACGAGAGCCACAGAGCGGCCCTTGTCGTCGGCATGCAGGTCTTTAATCAGGGCGCGCATTACTTCGCTCCTGCAACTCAATGATTGCCAAAATGTTCCAGGCAGCGTGCCACAGGTGCGGCATGCCTGTTTGATGGTCAATACCTTCCAGATTTCTCAGCTCCAGCAGGTGGCGCATAAGTGCATCTTCATACCGCTGGGGGCCATCCTTAACACTTTGCCAACCGCCTCGCGTGTACTTTTCCGCACCAAAAGTTCCGACTCGTGCAACACGCTCCAGCGCATTACCAAAATCCAGCAACACGCCAGCTAAGGTTTTACCGGCATCCAGCTTGGCGCCAGGCTGGTGCTGATCAATCCCCGCAGGGTCACTCTCTGGTATCCGCTGACGGATCAGGCGACGCTTTCCAGTCATGCTGCCACTACCCCCTCAGCAATCGCCACCACAAGGTCCCGCGCCGCGACAGCATCAGCCAGCGCACGATGAGCCTTGCCGGTAAACTCAACACCCGCCAGCTCACAGCAGCGCGCCAGTGATAACCGGCGGAACTTGCTGTTTTGAACATCCCATTCCAGATGCTCTGAAAAGTACCGGTTAGCCAGCTCCATAACGTCATTGCGCTGATCCCACGGGATAACAGATTCAAACGGGTCCCAGCTTTTTTGTGGACGCACAGTTTCCGGCTCGGCAGTGTTAGATAACGACCAGACATCAAAGCGCAGATTAAAGGCTGACAACTGCCGACCATTGGCAATCCGCTGATGAATCATGGCAACGACTGCCCCGGGGCGCGGGGCTGATTTCAGGGTTTCATTATCAATGCCATGCAGCGCAGTAGCGCGGTCACTTACCACCAGATCGGTGTGCACCAGTGTGTCCAAAACCACCGCGCCGGTATCGCCCTCAATAACCGCTATATCAATCACGGCATCAGTGGCTTCATCGTTCCAGTTCGTCTCGGTATCAAAAAAATCGCACTCGGCAAGAATGCGGCGAGCCTCTGCCCGAAGGCCGTCTTTAGTAATCAAAATCATGCAAAGCCTCCGGGCTAAAAGGGTATGTCATCATCAAAGTCATCAAATCCATTGCTATGCGCAGGGACTGGCTGCTGATCAGCAGGCGCAGGCTGCTGGCCGCCATGAATTTGCCCCGCCATCGCCCCGGCCGACTGATATCCACCTGCAGGCTGGCCAGCACCCGCAGGGCGTGAGCTGCACATTGTCATATCGCTGGCGATGATTTCGGTGGTGTAGCGTTTAATGCCGTCTTTCTCCCACTCACGGGTGCGCAGCTTGCCCTCGATGTACACCTTTGCGCCCTTCGCCAGGTACTGCTGAATAATCTCAGCCAGCTTTCCGTACGCGGTAACGCGGTGCCACTCGGTAGCCTCCACCTTCTGTCCGGTGGTTTTGTCTTTGTAACCCTCATCGGTTGCCAGCGTCAGATTCGCCACGGCATTGCCATTCGGCATATAGCGCACTTCAGGGTCACGCCCCAAAGTGCCAATTAGCGTCACCTTGTTTACGCTGCGGCCCATACACCCTCCCCGGCCTCTGCTGCCAATACGCGCTTTACTGGGGCTCGGTGGCCAAACGTCACTTCTTTGCCTTCGCCATCGCGGGCAATCACGTTCGGATAACGAACATCAGTCACAACATGGCGACCGGTAAACATCGCCTCGAATGGCTCATTGATCTGCAACGTGCCAGCCTCAACCACATCAGCATCCGTCGGCAAAAAGGCCGGAACCAGCGGCTCCGGCATTAAAAAGAACTCATCCATCAATGAACCTCCTGCGCAGTAATAAGGTGAAGACGGCGGGCACCCGCCACGCGGTGCGGCGTGCGGTCTGCATCAAAATTCACGCGGCCGCGCCATGGGTCGTATTTGTCGTACTGGTCGCAGGTGTCAAAGCTGGTTGTCGAAACACCGGTAATGGCATCACGACGCCCGGCGCAATGATCGCGGTAGCCGCAATCGGCACACGGGCCTGCATACTCATAAAGCGACACCCGCGAGGCTGTTTTGTAATGCTGCGCAGCCATATCAATGCACCTCCGGCTGATCAGCATCGGGGCCATAAGCCCGAAGTGCCGCTTCAGTCGGCCACCAGGTAACGCAGGCGCGATGGCACTGGCGACACTTCCTGGCGATCCCCTGCCGCACAACCGTACCCTTGCCATCCGCCAACCGGCGTGCGGTTTCGTGCCGGTTAAGCTGGGGGTGCTTATCAGCGAGCATAAAAGCCAGCTCTGCACTGGTCATACCCGGATTGTTGGCCACCACCTCAGCCAGAATCCGCACATGGGTCTGGCGCTGGCCTGTACCGGTAATCAGCGTCGCCGTGGCGTGGCTGGTTGCCGGGTCTGTCCGGCGGGCCGCCGGGGTTTGAATGTTTGTTGCTGCCATAGTCCTGTCCTCGTCCTGTTTTCCTGTCCTGAAATCGTTACCAGCTGGTGTCTGTCAGTCGTGCCATGGTGCCGGCGGCGCTGGCATCCAGTTTTGGGGCTCTGGTCTGCTGGTGGCGGCGCTCGTTATAACGGGCAGCCAGTACGCCCCACTTCTGTCGCAACTTGCCGGGGCTGAGAATGACTGATCGCCAAAAGTCATCGGTGTTGGCAAAGCGGAACAGCGCCGCGATCTGCTCAGGGGTTCGGCCATCACCCCGCATCAGTCGGATATCGTTCGCCCAGGCGGCAATATTCGGGGTTTTGGTGTCCATGGTTACTTCGGCAACAGCGGTGGCAATGGTGGTTGCCAGCTGCTCATCAACCTGCTCCCCCCACAACGCCGCCTTTCCATGACGGGTTGCCACAGTGGCCAGCGGGTGTTTTTCCTGAACCGTATCGAGAATCGATTTTTTAACCGCAGTCGGAGTGCGTTCAGCACTTCGGCAAATCGGGGCGGTTTCCGGGCCGATGTTGTCTTTAAAATTTTCTTTAAAAGTTTCTTTAGAGTTTTCTTTGTAAGGGGGGTTATCTGTAACCCCATGTCGGGGTTGCCCATAACCCCCTAATGGGGTTGTCTGTAACCCCGTGCCGGGGTTGCCCGTAACCCCGTTTTGTTTTGGTGTTCGGGGTTGCGTATGACCCCGTCGCGCTGGTTTTTCGGCGGTATCAGAATCACACCACGCCGCAACATCCTTATTCACACCAACCTCATTGCCCACCAGTACCAACACGTTTTTAGCAATGAGAGAGCGCTTTAATTTGCCGCAATTTTTGGCTTCAATACCCGTCCAGTTGCTTAAATCGTTCTCAGTAATGCGGCGGGTTTTCATCTGGTAACCGTACGTGTTGCGCACCACTGCCAATAAGATGCGAATCTCACGTGCAGTAAGCCCTGACGCCACAGTGATAGCCTCAATCAGGCCATTGGCGATGCGTGTAAACCCATCATCCATAGACACCTCTCTGGCCGTTTCAAGGCTGTAAACCTGTGCCGACATAGCAGCAGCTCCTATTGTCCTGTCCTGATTCTTCAACCTGCCTTTATTAACCCAGAGCAGTAACTGGGCACCGTCTTTCCGGAGGGTCCGCTGGCGCAGTCGGGGAAGGTCTGGAACCCAACCCACCAGCTGCCGGTGTTATTTCGTGTCCACGGTCACCGCCGGCCGAACCGTGTGGGCGTTACCCCAGCGCTATGTATCAGCGTTTAAATTTTTGCTGCGCCTCCACCAGCTCTGCGCAAAGCACACACAGCTTCACGCCCGGCAACGCAACCCGGCGAGCCTCCGGAATGGCCACATCACACTCCGCGCAGTAATGTGCCGAAACGCCGGTATAACGCGGCACTGCAGCCACCAGCGCCGCTTCGCGCTGCTCAATAATTTCCTGCGCAATATCAGCCGGATCAGGCATAAGGCACCCCAATAAATGCGTTAAAAATCTGCTCAGCGAACACCATGCCCACCAGCAATACCGAAACCGTCACAGCCTCAAACCAAATGCGGCTGTGACGGTTTCGGTATTGCTGG